AGAGAATAATGTTAACCACAACATAGATTGTAATATATGTTTAGTTGCTGTATTAGAAGCATTAGCTGCCATCTTTTGTAACCCAACCAACGCATCTTCCTCTGGCATACTTCCATCTCTAGCTTCATTTAAACCGGTCACGTCTCTTATTAACTGTAAATAGTATTGATATGTTTGAATTAAACTTTGTATTTTAGCACCTCCTCCACTGCTTTGAAGTTCTTGTATAGGTATTTTACCTCTATTTAATTCACCTTCCTGAGTTAATGATCTCCCAACTATACTACCTGTTTGAAAATACATATTTAACGCTTCTGCTGGATTATAATTAGTACCATTACCTAAATCAACTTCAGCAAGTCCGTCCATATCTAAAAATACACCATCTGGAACCATTCTAGCAATAACTTGTTGTAGTTTTAAATGTGTTAATTGAATCATATCTGCAAATCCTGTAATTCTACTTACAATAGATTCAATTTTACCTTTATACATTCTAGGAGCACATATAGCATAACTCATTTCAACTTTAGTTGTATCAGCAAATGGTCTAGTCATGTTTTCAGATAGTTTCCATTCTATCATTTCATTAATTCCTATTACTTTACATCCTGTATATAATACTTCTATTTTTCTAGATACTTTAGAAAAAGTATCTGCAGCTGGAGGATTAAAAGTATCAGGTTTTTGTAATGCTTTTTCTAATCCTTGATCAGTTTGTTTTATTTTAAAAACCTGTGTATTATAAGTTTTATATTCAAAAAATAAAACTTGTACCATATTTGGATCATAAGTTTGCCATCCATATATTTGATCTCTATTACCTATACTTTTTGAAATTTTTTCTAATTGTGGTTCTGTAAGATGAGGAAATTGTTTAGCTATTTCAGGTACTGATAATTGTTTTACTTCTCCTACGTAATATATATCTTCAAAGTTTGGATCTTCAGTATAAGAATATATTAATCTAGCTGGATCTACATAATCTAATGTTACTCCATTAGCTTTATTCCATTCGGTTTTAACAGCTCCAATACCTAATGTTACTAGATCTGCAGTAAATCTTCTTCTAATATTATCAAATCTATTTTTATCCAAAGTATTATTTATTACTTCTTCTTCAGCTATTTCTACTGCATCTTTATAACTTAACTGCATATGAAGTTCTAGTTCTTCATTATTTTCTGGTAAGTTAGCAGGATCAGGACTTTGATATAAATTTATTCCTAAATTTTGTTGTAAGTTTTGAAGATAAGGTTTAGCTATCATATCTTCCATAATAGCTGATGCATAATCAGTTCTTTTCTTTAAAGATATAGGATCTTGAGCAAAAGCATTTATTTCATAATTCTTACTAGAAATTCCGTTAACAACTATATCTACAAATTTAGCTACTACTGGTACTGGTTTCCAATCTAAATTAAGATAAGACATATCACCATTAATAGCAAGTTCATCTTTATATTTTTGGACTGGTTGTTCTCCTCTAGCATAAAGTCTTAATCCATGGAACCTATTAAAAGAAGTAGCAAATCTTGTGCCATTCCCGCCTTGTCTCCACCATTCTGCTTCAATAGCCTGTGCTACTTGTTTACCATATTCTATGGTAGATTTTTCAGCATCAGGTACTACTTGACTAGGAAAAGCGCTATTTGGATTTACGTATATATTCATTACTTAATTATTTTTGAAACAATTCCATCGTTATTATATTTTTTTATACCGAGGTCTATAACTTTTTTTAACACCCTGTTAACGGGTGCATATCTATTTTTATTACATGCCATTATTGCAAGTCCGGAGCTAATAGAAGCATCATGACTAGTTCTATTATTTATATCAAAACTAGCCCAATCTTCTAATGTTCTTTGAAAATAAACATCTCCATAGTTTTCGCCATCAAAACCAACAGCGTTTTCTATATAAGATTCAATTGCAGCAGCATGTGCTTGTTTAATATCTTCACTAGAATTAGGTATTCCACCTATTTCTCTTTCTGTTACTGATAATTTACTATAGGTTTTATCAGGTCTATTCATAGCAAACCCTCTATAACCTCTACGTTTAAAATGGTATAATAATCTGGGTTTATTATTTTCTGCAAGTATTGGCATTCCATAAAATATACAAGCCATTAAAACATCTTCAAAAAATATTTCGGCGGTTTGTGGTCTTGCAATATATTCTAAAAAGAAATGATCAACAGGTGCATCTTCCATAGAAAATTTTGTTAAACCATGTAAAGAACCATTAGATCCTCTTTTGTCTACTGTTCCGGATATATCATAAGGGTCGCATCCAAATGCTCCCATATGTTCATTACCTGGGTATTTAATACCATTTTTTTCTATAAATCTATTTTGCATATGAGCTTCTGGTATCCAAGTTATAAAAAATCTACCTTGTTTATTAGGAGCAAATATAACTCTAGTATCTTTAATACCGTTTTCCCATATAAAATTACCTTGAGTTACAAGTTTATCAGCTTTTGTATCTTCATTAAAATCTATTTGTTGATATATTCTAGTTAGATTAAATAAAGAGGATTTAGATTCATCTCTAAAAGCGTGTTTAGTTGTTCTAGGGAATTGTCTATAAAATTCATTTAAACCGTCTTGATCATTTTTTAATCCTTCAACTTCATTTTCCCAGTACTCGATAACCCCCAAATCGATAAAGGCTCCGTGCGGCCCGACAACTTCGGTAGTTGGGGTGTTGAAGACAGGTATCCCATAAGAATTAATGTATCCTTCGTAATTCCATTCCATAGGTATGAACAAAGAATATAATCCCGAGCTTGTCTGTCCATTGCGGTTTCTTTTTGTAACATCTGAACCATCATATAATTTTTTAAAGTTTCTACCTCCTTTATCTAAAGCATTAGAAGTAGAACCCATCATGCATTTTCCTATAATCCTACTACCTAATCTCAAACATGTCTTAGTAACTCTCCAGTTATTTAAAATATTGTTTGGTTTCTCCCATTTACCACTTTCATCATGAACTAATAGTTTTAATTTTTCACCGTCATAACTATTATCACCAGTATTTTTCCAATCTATTGTTGTATCTAATCCTTGAAGTTCTGATTCTTCTGTTCCTAATTCTATCTTTCTTCTAGTAAATTTAGAAGCTGGTACTCTATATGCTAACTCTGTTTTAGGTCGATCCATACCATCTTGAATCGGTTTAAAAAAGAATGGATAATTAACTGAAATAGGAACAACCTTATCAGTAAACATCTTTTTTGCATCAGGTCCAGTTTTAGATAATATTCCATATCTTGAATCACTTGATATACTTGCTAAATTAACAATCTCACCTGAAGCCATAAATGAAAAACCAGATCTACGATTTTTAAGATAACACATACCATAACATCTTATATCTGCTTTACATGCTTCCCAAAATATAAAGAATAATCTATTAGCTTCTCTAAAATCTGGAGGACCTACATCAATCTTACTCCATTGTAAATACATATAATGTGTTCCAGTTAAATAAGTGGGAACTCCTTTATTATAAAAACAAAAACCTTCTTCACGTCTTTTAAATTCTTCGTCAATATATTTAAACCATCTTTCCTTAAAATCTTCAGGATATTCTTTCCAGTCAAAAACCGTTTTAATTCTACTTAAGGGTTTAGGATATTCAGTTTTAACCCATCTATTTTCTTTAAACTTATGTACATTTTCTAGTTGAGGTAAAGCTATTTTTAGATTTTGTATTTCGTAGATTTCACCTATTTTACCAGTTTTACTAATAACTACAACATCGTGTTCCTTATTATAACCGTACTCCCATTTTTTATATTTATTGTTTCTTTTGAGAATTTTAGGTTTAATATAATCTGGTAATACCTTAAATAAACTTTGCTCGTACATTATTTAGACCTCCCTTCTGCAAAACCTCTAAAAGTTGTTTCTTTTTTAACTTCTTCTTTAGGTTTATCTTCTAACATATTTTTTTCTTCTTCTAATCTATTTAGAATTTCAAAAGCATCAAATATAGCTAGTTTTTTAGTAGCTGCAGCGTTTTTAAGTCTATCTGCGGAAATATCTGGACCATAATCTATAATAGGTTCTTTAGCAACTTTAATTAATTCTTTAACTGCTACGCGCCCAGCTTGGATTATATTCTTCTTCGTTTCCTTGGTGTTCATACTTTATAACAATATTATTTGATTTCATACAATAAATTCGTTTACCATCAATGATAAACTCCCATTCTCGACCCGGTCTATAACCAACTAGATCTCCTGGGTTAATATCAAGTGCTTCTAACTCATTATTACCTATTTTTAATATACCTACACATTTTCTTTCTACATCTAATGTTAGATTGTTTGTATCTTTAATAGGCATTATAAAACATCTATCTAAAAAAGGTAGCCAATTTTCTTCTTTTTTGTATAAATAGATTTGATCAGGTTTACAAAAATATAAATCTTTTTTAAAATATTGAGCACTATTTCTTTCATTACCTCTAATATCATACCATCTTCTAAATATATTGTGATGTATAATAATTTCATCACCTACTTTTATATCAGTACAATAAGCAATGGGAGTAGACACAACTACTGCGTGTCTACTAACCATTTTATGATCTTCTATATTAGCGTTAACAATAAGCTTTTTATCACCTAATTTAACTTCATTATTGTATCTACTATTTTTAGGTTTTACAATAAAATCATATATACTATTCATTAATATTCTAAATCATATTCTACAGAGATAGCCATGTGAGAATTAAATTTCTTCCAAGGCATTACTTCATCTTCTTTTTTAATATAAATATTATAAGAATTATCTTCTTCATTAAAACTAATACTATATATTACATGTCCACCATACACTGATTGACCTATAGAATAGTGCATAGCTTCGTTCTTATAGTCCGCGCCTATACTAATCTTTCTTATAATAGAGTCCATTTCTATTTTGATTTAGTCTCTATTTCTTTATAACTACCATCAGTTAAATCAATATTTACTTGACCGTATTTTTCTTCAAGATCTTTTTTAGTACCTTCTAAAGCTGCTTGAAACTCTTTATAAGCTTCAGTTACTTGTACTTTTTGAGCTTCTAAAGATCCAAGATCCATTAATACTCTTTGTAATTTAGATTGATGTTCTTTTACTGTTGTTAGTTCTTCTTCAGTTATTTTTTTAACTTCTTTTTTATTTTCTGCCATTTGATTAAATTTTAGTTATTATTATTACTCTATATATTTATCACTTATTAATATGTGATTTTACTTTTTAAATATGCTACTCGCCTTTTCTGTCGTCCGTCCACCGAAATAGGCTAAGACGACCGACATCATTATCTTCTCGAAAGTATCATTCCATAATTCATTTATATGAAAAGGTAGTGTTTCTATACTATCTAAAATACCAGCCATTGAGAATATAACTATACACCATACTAGTACTAATGGACGTACATTTTTACTCATCCAAGAATCAGACATAGAATCTGCTTGCCATCTTGATGTAATAGCTTCTAATTCTTTGTTCTGTTGGTCGTATATTAATTGTTGAAGTTTGATTTTATCATCTGCAGGAGCATCTGATTTTGTTATCTCTGCTATTGCTTCTTTAGGTGAAGTAACACCTTGCAAAACATTACCCAAAGTTGGGTTAATAACAGATGCAGCTCCAAAGAGTAGCTGCCCAACGGTTGTATCTTTAAATTTTTTCTTTGCCATATTTATAATGATTCGTAGTCATCTGTTTTGTCATAAGTTT